CCTTCTTTCATTAATACTTCTTCTTTACTAGAACTGATAATTATAGGATTAAATACTGCTACTTTTTTACCTTGTTCTAATTGTGGGTGTCCGCCAAACACAAACATATTGAATGGAAGACCTACTTGATTTGCTGATAAACCTAATCCTCCATATTTAAACATTGTATCAAACATAGTATTTGTTAATTCTTTTCGATCTTTAAATCCATGTTCTTTTAATATATCATCTGTAAATGGTGCTACTGCTGTTTGTACTCTTGGGTCTGTTGGTGGTATCAATATTAATTCTTTAGACATTTTGTAACCTTGTAAAGTTTTGTTCCTTCTCAAATTTAATGATATTGGTGAATTTGTCAAATAATATATCACCCTTATGTGATATAATAAAAACATTTTCTTTTGTTAATGTTTTAAGTATCTTAAAGAAATCATCTGTTCCTTGATTGTCTAAGCTACTATCAAATATTTCATCTAATATTAATAGATTAGTATTTGTACTGTTTTTCATTTTGGCTATTGCTCTCCATGTAAAAACTAATGCCAAATCTATTCTTAGTTTTTCACCTTCGCTGAAATTGTTATAATCAAAATTATCTCTATGACGACTTTTAACAGTTTCATTGAACTCTTGATCTAAATGAAATGATACGAAGAAATCCATTGCTTGTAAATACTGATTAATCAATGTATTCATAATCGGTATATATTTTTTAATAATCATAGCTTTCGCACCTTTATCATTAAGTAATTCTCTTAATACATCAATATATTGTTTTTCTTCTGTAATTTTTTCTAATTCTTTTTTGTTTGTTTCTAAATCTATTTTTAATTGATTAAGTTGTTCTTGTATATTATTTGTATTGATTGTTTTGTTTTCTAATAATAATATTTCTTCATGTATTTTATTTGTATATTTTTTCAATTCATCTATAGAAGTATTTGTTTTTATAACTTGAATATTTAAATCTTTTATTTTATCTGATATAGCATTAAATTCATTTATCTTTGTTTCTGTTTTAATTATTTCGGATAACAAATCTTTCAATCCTTCATCTAATTTGGATATTGTTTGTGTTTCTTGTTCTAATTTTTTGTTTTTAAAATTTGTATTAATTGTCTGAGTACATGTTGGACAACTATCATTATTTTTAAAAAACTCTAAAGATCGTTTATGATTTAATAAATTTGTTTCTATTTTTGCTTCTAATTTGGATAATTGACTTGCTTTTTTGTTTACTTTATCTTGTTCTGTTAATAGAATGGTACACTTATCTATTTCATCATTTAATAAATTTATATCATTTAAATACTTAGTTAATGCTTTTTTATTTTTATCTAATGTATCTTTTTTCGAATCTTTTTCATCAGTATCTCTATTTTGTAATTCATTAAAATGTTTTGTTTCTATTTCATACTTAGATTCTATTAAATCACACTTATGTTTTAAATCGGTTATAGTTTCATTTAATGTTGTTTGTTGATTTCTTAATAATACATCGATATTACCAAATACTTTTATATCTAATATTTCTTCTACGACCTCACGTCTATGTCTAGGTCTCAATCTCATAAATGGTTCGTAGGAAGAAGAACCTAATATAACAACTTGTACAAATGATCTGTAGTTTAATTTTAATATATTGTTTTCTAAATAATTTTGATAATCAATACTAGATGCTTCTTGATTTATTAAATCGCCATCACAATAAATTTCAAATATCGTTGGTTTGATACCTCTAATGATTTTATATTCTTTTGTACCAATTGTAAAATATAATGTAACCACTGTATCATTATCATTTATAGTATTAACGATTTGTTCTTTTTTAATTAATCTAAAAGGTCTATTAAACAAAGCAAAACATAATGCGTCTAATAAAGTAGATTTGCCTGCGCCGTTTGTACCTATAACTAAAGTTAAAGGAGTTTTATTTAAATTTATTTCTATCGGTAGATTACCTGTAGATAGAAAATTTTTCCAAGTGATTTTACGAAAAACTATCATTCGTTTGCCTCAATATATAATTCTTTAACATAATTTTTAAGTTTGTTTCTATCTAATTTTGTATCTATTTGATCTATATAATTATTTAAAAATGTTAATGTATCTTCACCCTGTTCTAATATATTTTCTTTTACTGACATTGTTAAATCATTACTTGAATCTTCTATAATATTTAATTCATGTACGTTAATTTGATTTTGAAGTTTTTCTATTAAATTATCAAACATGTCGGGTTTTGTTTTTTGTGATACGAACAGTTTAATAAAACAGTTTTCATAACTACTTAAATCTTTGACTGTATAATCTTCTTTTGTATCATCGTAAATAATTTTTTTAAATATTGATAATGGATTTGATATACGTTCAATTTCTCTTGTAGAAGTATCAAATATATGAAATCCTTTTGGACATTGATAATCTGCCCACGTCATTTCATATTGTGTTCCTAAGTAATAAATGTGTCCATCGTCTGACTTTTTATGAAAGTGTCCAGATAATACTTTTTCAAATCGTTTAAATTGTTCTTTTTCTAAACCTTGTTCGTTAACATGACCTTTATTCATCTCAAATCCTTTAATCTCTAAATGACCCATACATATTTGTGCTGTAGAATCATCTATCGCATGTATAGATTCTTCTAAGTTTGCATCGCAAATCCATGGTAAAAATAATATATCAAGTCCATCAAAGTTTACTGTTTTAGGTCCTGTATAAATCCAAGGTTCATTAATACCATCAAATGTAGTAACTAATTGTTCTACCGAATTTACTTCGTTTGTATTTTTATAATAAGTATCGTGATTGCCTAAAATAACATGAGTATCTATTTTTAAATCCCAAAGTCTTTTCCAAAATTTTTTTTGAAAATTATGAGCTACTTGAAAGTTAATAAACTTACGTCTATCTACAACATCACCTAAATGAATAAGTGTTTTTATATTATTTTTTTCTAAATAAGGAAAAAATTGTTCATCAAAAAATTTATTTTGATAATCAATAAACGCAGGCGAATCATTACGACAACCAAAATGGGTATCGTTCAATAAAACAATTTTCATGTTAATTTATAAATTTGTCTAATATACTTTTACGAACTCGTTTTTTCTTTTTTACTTTTAACTTTTCTTTTTTCATTTCTCTATGAGCCGTAATACTTTCAATCTTTGGTAATTCTTCAATTGGCATGTTTTTTTTCAAAAATTCTGTAAATTGATTTGTAAATTCTTTATCTTCACCTGGTTGTAAAGTCATATCATCGAAATTAGAATCTAATAATATTTTATGTTTAATTGTTGTTTGTTTTTTTTCTTTTTGTATTCTTCTAATAAAAGCGTAATAGATAATTTGTGTAAAATAAGCAAATGGATTATTTGATTTATTTGGATTAAAGTTATCCAAATATTGTAAACAGTTTTCTATACCATCAGATATCATGTCATCTCTAAATGTATAGTTTATAAAATTTGGTCTATACGATAAATGATTTGCAATCTTTAAAAAACAATTACCAATATAATTTGATACTGGTGGTTTTGATTGTCCTAATTTTTTTGCTTTATTGACTGATTTTCTATATTCAATCATTGCCGCTAAAAATTCTTTATTACTGACGTAATGTTCTTTTAATTTTTTAGATGTTGTCATTATATTAATATACTATAGTTTGTGTTTTTTGTCAATCAATTAGCTATAGATTGATTTAAAATTTTCCGTTTTAAAAATGGTTGACTTTTTGTATTTTCAGGTGTATACTGAGCATGTAGTGCGATGACAAGTAATAGAGTAAGAGTTAATGTAATATCTTTTTAATATCCCGAAAGCTATCCCATAATTCATTAAATTTATCATTTTCTTCTTCTGACAATTCTTCCATATCATAATCTTCTCTTTTTGGAATTGAAATATTTTCATATTTTTTAGCAACATCATTATAACTTTTAATTAACTCATCTGTTGCGGTAGTTATAGTAATAATTTTATCTTTTGGAATAGTTATAATCTGGTCATTGGTGTAGGCTGTCCATTTAATTAAAGCAATATAATCTTTTAATCCCCTAGATGTTAATTGAGAAATATATTTAATCTGTAATGGTTTTTCAATTAGAAGTAATGGAGATTTTTCAGATAATTGATCTAACGGTAAACCACAAACTATATCATCACCATTTATTAGTTTAATGATTTTTATTTCATTGACCATAATATTATTTATGTAATTCTATATTATGAATTGTATATGAAAAGTTTTCAGAAGTATAAAGATTAATACGTTCTCTAAAGTGCGCCAGTGTGTAATTTTCTTTTCCATCTATTGTTAAATCATCTGAGATATCATAAAGTGTAGCGCTAGAGTTATTATCTTTAAGTCTTAATCCTCTACCAATAGATTGTAAATTTCTTATACGAGATTTACTTGGACTAGCAAAAACTATATTATGTAAATTACGAATATTAATACCAGTACTAAATGTACCATAACTAGCAATAATAATAGCGTTATCAGACTTTTCAGTTATAAAACGAATTTTTTCTCTTTCTTCGGCCTCTACCCCACCATATACAAAAAACACTTTTTTATTTTCTGCTTTTTCTTCTATTAACTCTTTTAATATCATTCCATGTTTTTCTACATATTGAAATAATACTAATGAGTTACCTTCTAAATTTAAACACAAATTTCGTATATACTTGTTTCTTTTTTCATTGGAAACTAAAAAATCCATTTCTTCTTGATATGATTTATTTTTAATAAATTCTTTGGAGTGTTTATCGTGTTGTAATACTAAACAAATAATTTTTAAATCAGCAAGTTGTTTTCTTTCTTGTAATTCAGATGTAGATGTAACTTTATTTACAGCACCAAACAGGCCTTCTAGTACTAACTTATTAGTTTTAGTGCCATCAAGTGTACCTGTAAGACCTATTCTAAATCTACAATCTTCTAATTTAGTCATTATCTTAGTTAAAGAAACGGCTTTAAATAGGTGAGCTTCGTCCGCTATAATTACACCAAATTGTTCAAACCATTTCTTAGGTAAGTTATAGATTGATTGCCAAGTAGATATAACTACGTTTTTATTTGTTTCTTTTTCATGGCCTTGATAGATACGATGTACATGTTTATCAGGTTTCCAACCATAGTCTTTAAAGTCTTTAAATAACTGTTCTACTAACGATGTAGTAGGTACAATTATAAGAATCTTATTATTAGATTTGTCTTTAAGTCGTAATAGATTAAATCTTACCAGTAGATAAACAATTAATGATTTACCAGACGCTGTAGGAGACAATAGGAGACATCTATTGACTTCCAGTGCATGTCTGAACGCTTCCTTTTGATAATCTCTTAGTTCTAACGGTATCTTTAAAGCTCTTATAAAAGTATCAATAGATTTAGGATTTACGTCATTTTTTTTGATTTTAGTGCCATCAACGACTTGTACCTTATTATCTTCACACCATTTTAAAATATAAGGGTAAAGGCCTACATAGATTGTTCCTTTTGCATAAGAAAACAAATAAATCTTTCCATCCCAAAACCGATTTCTAAATGCAGGAGTAAACTTATAACCTGGTACTTCAAACGCAAAAAATTGAGATAGTTCTCGTTTTATAGCTTCTTCTGCTTCTATTTTTAAATAGACTTCGTTAAGTTTATCGATGATGATATATTTTGTTAATGTCATACATATTAGATAAATTGAGGTCCTAAACTCCAACCTACTAATACTTTTCGTGTACCTTTAGTAACTTTATTAACACGATGCCAAATAAATGATGGAAAGGATATAAAGGTTCCAAGTGTAAACTTATCTTTAAATATTGTATTAGTATGTTTTTCTGGTTTAGGATTAGGACTTGATATCTCAAACTCACCTCCTTCATAGTCCTCATTTAAACATAATGTAAAACTTATTTTTCTTATTAAACCATTGTTATATGGTTTTGTATGACTATCAATGTGCCAGTCGTAATGATCATTAATATCATAAACAGTATATTGTAACGGCT